AAAATATGAAATTGACAAATGGATCTAGAGTTGCGAAAAAAGGGTGAATTACCCTAAGAAGTTCTCGTTTTTCCAGAAGATTTTGGGGGGGGGGGGGGGAGGATTGCATTTATGATGACGAGACCTTCCATACATGTAATGGTAATGAGGAAGTCCACAATTTTGGTGATATTGTGGAGATTCCATATACAAATAATTTTAGTAGGACGTGTACGAATTGCGGATATGCCAAAATTAGAGAGCATCACTAATAATCAAAAACCCCACTTAAAAACATCTCACCCCCTTAATATATGGACGCCGAAAAGTTGGCTCAGGCACTTGACAATGAAGAAAACGAACATTTATGTAATTTGACAACGAAAATAATCACACAATTAAAATTGGATATTTTAAATGAATTGGAATTGCCTAGAGAAACAATTTTAGATTATATGAAAAAACTCAAATTATATAAATATATTGATGAATTAAATGAATTAAAATATGGCGCATTTATTCGATGGATTCCATTAATTGACCCGGAGAATTTATATTTAACTGGTGGTGGAATAATTTGTGATATTAAAATCACAGATACAGGAATATCGTTAATATGTAAAAATTTCGCGAATAAACATTACCAAATTAAATTCGATGAATGTCACATCTTTCAAAAATTATCAGGACAAGAACAGATTATTTTAAAAGCGCTTGATCATTTAGCGAAATAAATGGCTAAAAATAAAATGGCTAAAAATAAAATGGCTAAAAATAAATATAGTGATATATTAGCACTAATAACAAAAAATAATGAATAAAATTGTAGTATTTGATATGGATGAAACATTAGGTTATTTTGTCGAATTCGGAATGTTCTGGGATGCATTACTCAAATACCAGACCACATACAAATTAGAACAACCCGATTTCAATAAAATATTGGATTTATATCCAGAATTTATTAGACCTAATATTTTATCCATATTAAATTATTTAAAACATAAAAAGGTGGCAAAAGAATGCAGTAAAGTTATGATTTATACAAATAATCAAGGGCCGCGACAATGGGTCGATTATTTAAAAGATTATTTTGAAACTAAAATCAAATATAAATTATTCGATCAAATTATTGGAGCATTTAAAGTAAATGGAAAACGGGTAGAAATGTGCCGAACAACTTACGAAAAAACTCTCCCCGATTTTATCAAGTGTACTAATATCCCTGAAAATACCCAAATATGTTTTCTGGATGATTTATACCATCCTAAAATGGTGTATGATAATGTATATTATATAAAAGTTAATCCGTACGTCCACGATTTATCGATTGATGAAATGTTGCAACGATTTATAAATAGCGCAATTGGATCAATGATAATACAAAAAGGCGTCATTGCTCATTTTATACAATTCATGAAATCGCATATTGCTAATTATAAATTTGTACATTCTGTAAAAATTAAGGGGGAATATGAATTTGATAAAATCATGACTAAAAAAACAATGATTCATTTACAAATATTTTTTAATAGACGATCAATAAATAAAAATCGACCCATTAGATCCATCACAAAAAATAATAGAAATAATAATAATAGAAATAATAAAAATAATAAAAATAAACTAGGAAAAACAAAAACCCGAAAAAATAAAAAATAAAAAATAAAAAATTATAGTTGTATATGCGATTTCAAAAATTCCTTTATTTTAGCCAAATATCGACTAAGTATTTGATTTAGTGCGCTGGTAGTAAATAAGAATAAACCAGAACTAAATGCGATTTTTCGATCTAAACTATTGAATTTAATGGTTCTGAATGGATTGAATCGCCACAATAAAAATAAACTGATATATATTTTCACATAATAATCTAAATCGGTTAAATATTGAGGAGAATTTGCAGATAATCCCAGAGCAAACGTTCCGTATAAAATATATGATACCGCAATAATAATATTGAAAGTGAATTCTTGGATTTCGTGAATATCTTTTTGAAGTTCAGTCATTAGATTATTGATTATTATAATATTATTAGAATATAATAATATTATTGTAGATTAAATAATATCATCGATGCAACAACAACAACCACCACCACCACCACCACAATATGAATGTTCTTCACAAATCTCGAATTCAATAAATAAACGAATCTATGACAGAAATCTTCCATCTCACGTCTTACAACCCTATTTAAATGTTCGTCCGGTAATGACAAAATATTCATTGTTACCAATTGTAGATGCCCGAAAACAGATAAATGTCTCCATGGAACAATTACCGTATTATTCACCACATCAAACATTTAATCCTGGAAATACAATGTCGCCGTGGTCAGGGTACGCGTCAAACGTAAACACGGAATCTGTATTACGAAATCAAATATATGCATTACAAAAATGCAGTCAAGCGGTATATATTCCGAGTAGTAATAGCGATTTGTATAAGTTTGGATTTAAATCGTCTCACCAACAGCAACAACCGTTCCCGGAATTATTTACACATGAAAAATTCAATCAATTCAATCCAAACCCGGAAAATTTAGGTAATGATCGATTTTATAATTGTACTCGTCAACAAGTCAAGAATTTAACGGATACGCAGTTTTCCGGTTGCTAATTAGCGCGTTCGTCTTCTTTTTGTGCGACGATTTTTTAGTCGTCGAGTAGGACGACGATGTTTAGTACGATGTTTTCGACCTTTACCGTTCATCCTTAAATATATTTGTTGCGCATCTGTATATGAGACACGTGGTCTTCCGAAATGCAAATTTACTTGATTAGCAAGATCTGTGGCCAGTATTGAGTTTTTCACCACACTATTATTAAGTTCAGTTAGCCCTAATATGGTTTCCTCGCGAATTTTTTGCTGGTTAATTATTTTTGTTTCCAGGTTAATTGATGGATTTTTTTCAATTAATTTTATCTTTGCTAATTGTTTTAGCGCATATTTTTTTACTTTCTTGCTCGCATCTATAGCTTTTGTTAAATCTGTCGTCTTAATTCCGTATAACGGAGCAACATTAATAATATCTGGGGGTTCTAGTTCTAATATTGTTTCATCATTATATTTATATTCATGCGTGGAACCAGTCCTGAGAGCTCGTAAAAATGATGTCATTATACATTGTACATATATTTTATTATATGAAGTAAAATAAACAATAAATTATACTTTATATAATATACAAAAATGGATGTAAACAATGAAAACAATTTATTATCGGAAATCAATTTAGAATTTTTAACGAATAAATCTAAATCTAAATTAGATTTCAACAATGCAAATAATAATATAAATAAAAATAAAAAGGATACGAAATTTTATCGAAAACGAATCTACGAATTAACCAAACAATTGCTAAATAATAATAATAATAATAATAGCGACGAACTACAACAAAATTATCCAACCGATATAAAAAAATCGTTTCACCAATATGTAAAAACCTGTATCGAATACTTTAAAGTATTGGATACAACGGATATACTTCAAGAAAATTACGCGGATCTTTTGGACGACATATATAAAACGAGCCCAATAACCCCGCCTGATGATATGGCAATGTTACGCCAAATTAAAATAACAGAACCAAATTCGCTTGAGAAAATAGTTACAGTAAAACGTACATGTCCACCAACAAAAATATATATTCCAATTCAACAAGATATTAATCTAAAAGATCCTGCATTAAAGAATAAAGGGATTCGTAAAAAGAAAAATATCATTAATAATTATGACGGCACCGATAAAAAAAATGAGAATGATGAAAAAAACAAAAACGAAAACGAAAACGAAAACGAAAACAAAAACAAAAACAAAAAAATATAAACCAAGAAAAACAAGAAACTCAATAAAAACAAAAAAGGGAAGAATTCCGTCAACAATTAAACAACAAATGAAACAATATAATGAAAATGCAAGTTTAAGATGTAGTCCCAAACCAGATAATAAAAACAAAAGTTTTAGTTGTTTAGAAGATGATGCAATATATAAATTACGAGATTTATGGAATGCGCGACATCGTGATGCACAAATTAATACAAATGATTCGCATGAAATTTGGGAAAAATTAAATTTTTATATGGGAAAAACGTGCAATAAAGAATCGTGTTGGTTAAAACAAAAATTCGTTGATGGAAAAATGGATGATGAATTAGCCAATTCTTTTGCGCCAGAAATTCCTAAAGAATGGAAAAAGAAACCGAATGATTGGTTATCGAGTTTAGACATATTAAATGTAATGAATCAATACGAAAAAGCATATAAATGTTTTGAATTCATGGGACCGTCGCCTATAGATTTTGATACACATAAATTACACGGAGATTGTGTATGGGAAGAATTATGTCATTTTAGTTTAGATAATGAAATCAATGAAGGTAAATTCAAGATAGGAATTGTATTTAATATGGATACACACGATAAACCCGGATCACATTGGACATCAATGTTTATAAACATTAAAAAGGGTACCATTTTTTATTTTGATAGTGCAGGAAATCGTATTCCCAAAAAAATTAAAGCGCTTGTTGATCGAATAATTTCACAAGGAAATACACGAAATCCAAAAATAAATTTCAAGTTTGATCAGAATTATCCCGTTGAACATCAATATGGCGATTCTACGTGCGGCATTTATGCTTTATATTTTATTGCACATTTATTAGAGGATAGACACGTTGAAGATTATTTTAAAACACATATTTTAACAGATGAATATATTGATCAATTTCGAACCATTTATTTCAACAAAACATTGTAAACAAACAATATGTAAACAAACAAAAGCATATAAATATTTTTCAATAATAATTATATACTAAAAATATTATTCATGTCATCTGAATTTGCGACAAAAGAAAATGTGGAGACGTTATGGGAAGTTGTTGTGGATACTATACAAACAAATCCAAATAATTTGGGATATATTCGAAATTCTTTTAATGAACAACTTCGTCTTTTTTATGAAAGAGAGAAAACTAATATTTCTAGCCCACAGATCGATTTATTTCAAATAAATAAACAATTCATTTCTATATTTATACAACAGCAGCAACAACAGCAGCAGCAGCAACAGCAGCAACAGCAGCAGCAGCAACAACAGCAAAAACATACTGCCGAAGCGATACAATCAGATAGAAGGAGCACATTTGATAAGGATTTAAATGCACGACGATCGGAATTTGATCGGTCGTTAGTTCCCCCTCCTCCTGAATCCCCGAAATTTAATGATCCAATGGACAAACCTATTAATGGAATGGCCGAATTGGTTGCAAAAGCATTAGCCGAACGAAATTATGATACCGTTAAAAATATAGAAAGGCCGGCATATACTAATTCATTAACCAATCCACTAACCAATCAAATAAAATATATTAAAATTGGTGGAGAAATTAATACCAATAATGATGTTATTATATTGCCGCAAATACAGCAGCAGCAACAGCAACAGCAGCAGCAACAACAGCAACAGCAACAACATCAACAACCGCAACAGCAACAAATAAAAAAATCATTATCATGGTCATCAGATCTTAATAATAATAATAGTATATTTTCAAAATTAAAATTTAAACCCGAAAAAGAAAAGGAAGAAAAGGAAGAAAAAGAAGAAATAACATTAGAATCACTAAATACAAAGCTCGACGAAATAATACACCTATTACAAAACCTATAATCGATGTACAACTTGTTCCCCCTGTTCGTTTATTTTAATAGTGGCTACTAATACAGGATCAACTCCCGCGGTTTCTAAAGCACGTTTATAACTATCCAAATCATATAAATAAATTTCTTTTAGTTCCGGCATTTTACGTGACATGTATGTAATTCCTCGCAACGTAACCTCTTTCCCTTTCCACGATATTTTTTCTTTATTTAGCGCGGCACCACGATCTTCTGTATCCTTTTTATAATCAGGTTTATACGAAAATGCATTTGGCACCGGATTTTCAAAATGTAGACAATGTAATTGTTCTTTTGCGCCGGCTCTAGAATACAACGCACAATCAATTGACGATTCTTTAATCGCCGTTGTCAATTTACTGCTTAATTCTTCTTTAATATTAGAAATTTCAAATAAAGCTTCGTCGCTTGTAAGAGGTATATATTCCATTTCTTCAGAATCCACCCGAATCTTATACTTCCGTCTACTTAAATCGTTTTGTTTTAAGTCAATCGACGCGTCACTTTTAACTTGTTCAAGTGTAAATGTCATTAAATAAACAAATACTTCCACCGTCTGCAAAGATTCGGGTAATTCTTTATGACTACATATTCTTCGAGCACGACCAACAACTTGATCTATTCTAGCAGGATGCCAATAAGGTTCCATTATATGAACATATCTAGTATTTCGCAAATTAATACCTTCCGACCCAGAAGCAGTAATCATAAAAACTTTAATAATGTCGCCCATATTATTATTATACGCAATTTCCCGTAATTCGCCAGAAAACGCAGGTGTCAATGATGACCATTCGCCATTATAAATATTACGCATCATTTCCTTCTCTTCTTTTGATTCTGTGCCCGTATATAATGCATATGTCGGTTTTCCGCGATTTTCTTCACTAATATCTAATTCCCATTGTCCGCTAATATCCTTTTTAATTTTAAATCGCGTGAATCCATTTTGATCCAATATCAACGTAAACATACCAATTCCTTCTAATGTTCGAAATTGACTGTATACCAAATGAAGACCAACGTGATCTGGATTCTGGATATTCTCTAACATTTGTAAATATTTTGGACTATATATAACTAATCCTTCGGGGCTTAAATATTCTGCAGCATGTTCTTCCACATATTTTATTGCCGTTTGCATTCTTCTTATGTATGTCGAGTCGCCAATTTTATCTATAATCTGATCGCCTTCTAAATCATTCTCGTCTTCTACTGCATTTATTCCCTCAACTCCATCTGACCCCTCCGCAATTTTATCACGTTCTTTTTGAGCCATTGCATACATTTCACCCAATCCATTTACCTTGCTTCCACCTCCACCTTCACCGACTTCGGCCACAACTTTTTCAATAGGGAGTGGCCGTCCAGGCGGTTTTGGCATAACAAAATTACAAAATAGACGCGAAAAAATGCGATAAGTAGATGACGGGTCTTTATAAACCCCATTTTCGTCGACTTTCCCCTTTTTCTTTTTTGAATCCTTTTCCAGTTTCCGTTCAGCCTTTCGAGCATCTTCATAAATAGTAAACTGATAATCGCTCATTGGTATTTTAAGCACATGGTAATCCGTTAATTTATCATATTGCGGTAACAACGATTCTTGTGCGCTTTTATAATACGATGTTAATCCCATGATACGTTTTTTCAACATCATTACATTTTTAAGTTCACCTGACCCGCCATCGATAAACATATTCGTAAAATCTTCTAATTTATCGGGTAATGCGGTATACGGATAAATAACGGGGGCCCCAATAAGATCAATTTCATTATTTCGTAATATTCGAATAACATTGCGTTCAAATGATTCGTCACTAATAATTGTTTCAGATACAGAAACGCCGTGATATTTTTCGTTTACCGCTTTAGTTCTTTTAATATTATTTTCAAATCCAAATGGATTACGCGTAATTTTCAATTTTTTCGTCGACGACGAATATTCTAAATAATCCATAGAGTTTTCACGAAGGAATATTTCTTTCAATACGTCTTCGTTTACAGGTTTAGATGTTTTAATATCTAATGTATACTCCCATTGTTTAATATATCCTCGTAGAATGTTGAATAAAATACCCACTTCATTCGGATAATTAATAATGGGTGTTCCAGTTAATAACACGATACGGGCATTTTGGGCGCTCATTAAATCTTGGTATAAATTCATTGCCAATGAATATGGACGACGATCGATTTTCCCGGTTTTTGGATCAATTGGGGGCGCCTTTTCTTTCCCAATTTTATTAACAATTCTACTAATTAAATTATGCGCTTCATCAATAATAACAACGGTATTATCGAATATATTTGTTTCGTAATTATTTGTCATTTCAGCCCATTTAGTTCGTCGCAATCCGTTATAATTGATAAATTTATATTTACTTTCAATCATTTCATTAATTTGATCATCTAATGACGTTTTTTCGGCGGGACTTAGAACGGGATACGGTTCAGGTTTTCTCACATTAACTAACCACGCTCCACCGTGTCTAGTGATATAATCAACGGATAAATTTAGAATACTGGATAATGTATCTACGGTTTCAGGATGTTCTATAATATCAATCCATTCCCAATATTGATTTGTTTTATATAATGCATCGCCGCATTTTTTTAATTCGGAAATATAATTGGCGCGCAATGAAGCAGGGGTCATGACAATGATTTTCTTGCTACCTTTCATGCCTTCGGCCAACGCGATAGACGTGCATGTCTTACCGGCGCCCAGCCCAAAATATAGCAGTAATCCGCGGTAAGGCGTATATAAATTCATATAATCTCGGACAACTAGTTGATGAATTAATAACGAAAACTTTTTAGCTTCATTGCCGATATTATCACATGTAATTTGACTTGTATCATCTAAAACCTGGGACCGATATGGCTCAAATAACGCATTTACCGCATTAATAAATATTTCTCGATTATTCATATAATAACTCGCCACCTTATATTGCACTTTTGCTTCTTTTACAGGAAGTCGGGCGATAATATTCATTTCGCCGTCCACATTTACCCATTCTTCGGAAGGCAATATAGAAATTCCTTTTGTCTTTTTTGTCCTTTTTTTAACGACCTTTCTACTTATGCCTTCACTTATGCCTTCACTTATGCCTTCACCTTCTCCCTCAAGTAATACAAGTTTTTTTCGGGGAAGTTTTTTAACAATTGACGTTTTTATTTTTTCGACCACGTCTTCAATCTTTTCTTCCTTTTCCCCCACCAGCTCATTTCTTGGTGAAACCATCTTGTTCTTAATCACGCGCTTCATTCGTGCATTTTCCATTCTTTTGGCCAATTCAGCCAAATCATTTGCACCAAATTCTTTCGCCCCTTGTTCATCTATGATTGTCGTGGCGAGCAGAACAGGAATAGGTTTTGTAGGAACAGGAACAACTATATTAATCTTCTGTTCTTCTTCTACAATCGGTTTAATTCGTAATTTTTCTCTTAATCCACTCATTACGATTAATAATATTTATATTATATCTTTATATTATAAATGGGTATGATTAGAACATTTAGACGAAGAAATCACCGACGCGTTGGCAAAAAAACAAAAGTAAAAGAATCGGGCGGGGCATAGGCGAGCAAAAACCGAGTACACCGATGCTCACCCGCCCGATTAACATGATTTCTGGTAGGATTCCGTACTAAAAATCACAAGAAAACTCTATAATCTTTTTCAAGGCACATTCGCATGCCGTTTGTTCAGCTTTTCGTTTAATTTTATGTTGTCCTTCTCCTAAAAACACGAATATTTTGCCGGTCTTTTCAATATATTCATGTATGAATTGAAACGTTTTGATATTATTAATATGCAGCGCTGAATCAAATGATAAATTATGAATGGCTTGTCCAATACATAAATATACTCCCATTTTATATCCATTTTCTAAATCATGCGCCATCTCTAAATAATGAGGTGTTACCTTAAACTCTTTCTGAATTTTAACTTGCAGAATATTCTTATAATTATCATCGTTTTGAATTAATGCGATCCAATCAATATGTTTCTCAAAAATATTCTCAACGAATTTCTGCGCCATCTGAAATCCAGGCCCCGTCACAAATACATCAGAAAACCACCCATCTTCATCCTTTACCGAAATTTTATTAAAATCTAAAAAAAGAGCACCTAAAAATGATTCAAATAAACACCCCAATTTTTTCAAATTGGTACGTATCTTTTTCTCCTCGGCATGTTTAGATAAAATCAACCATTTATGAAGATGCATTTCCAACGCGATTTTCCCAATGGCTTCATTCTTAACAATCGCGATTTTCTTTTCTGTCATAAACCCTTCATTTTCTTTAGGAAACCGGCGATATAAATAATATTTAGTGATTAATTCAAGAACACCATCGCCTACAAACTCTAGACGCTCATTTGATTTTGTTTTCAATGTTAAACAATCATCTGGGCGCGGAACAATAGTTATATTTTGCAATACATTTTCAATATTAGGGCGTTTTGTATATGATTTATGCACAAATGCGCGTTTATACAAATTAATATTATTTATGCAACCAGGAACACCATATTTAGCAAGAATAGATTGAACATCGTTCAATGTAATCTCCATATTTAACGGATTATATGGATTAAATGTGAACCCATCTTCATCTCTGATAATATCATCATCTTTCAAAAGATTTTTTATGGTCATTGTCATGCCACTATTCGTCGATTCATCATTATCATTTTCATTATCGTTATACATTTTTTATAAATATAAATAGGAGTTTGTATTTATATTGATTTACAATATATTATTATCGTGTTTAGTAAAATAAAAATAAAAATAAAAATAAAATAAATAAATAAAATAATATTAGGAGTATATATAAAATGACGGGAATGACTTATCACTTTGGAAAAGCTGGCCGAATGGTCGATTCATTAACAAATAGGGGATGCACCTCTGGAGGTAGTTGTGGTGGTAACAAAAAGGCGGGAATTGTTGTATTTGGCACGACATGGAAGCGCGGAAATATGGGAAATTATTTGATCCGTGCTCCTCAGACAACTCCATCATTGCAACAATTCTTATTGTTGAATACTAAGAACCCTGTTCAGTATAGAAGAAGTAGTTATTATGCGACACATTCAGGTCAATTGGGTTAGAAAAACCACACTCCCCAAACCAAACCAAACAAAAAACAAAATAAATATAATATATTAAAATGACTTAATAAGATTATTGTATCTTATTACATCATCCTAAAAACAAGAACAAAAACAATACAATCACACCCAAAATATAATGAGTATTAAAATTGATGTTAGAGAACACGATTTAATTAAAACGTGCAAATATTATTTAGAAATAAGTCCAGCATATAAAGATATTAAATTTACTACAGAAGCGTTACCGATTGGTGATATTATTATTTCTGATACTGGTAAAGATGACGGTAAAGATGACGACAATAATTCAGTTATTATTGAACGCAAAAGTCTACGAGATTTGGCTGCAAGTATTAAAGACGGAAGATATGAAGAACAATCGTACCGATTAAATGGTTCTCCGTACCATAATCACAATATTATTTATTTAATTGAAGGCGATATGAATAGAATCAATGTATTCAAAGATAAATTGGATAAAACCACTCTTTATTCAGCAATGGTTTCACTCAATTATTTCAAAGGATTTTCAGTACTACGAAGTCTATCAATCGACGAAACTGCGATTATTATATGTAATATGGCATATAAACTCAGAAAAGGACGATTAGAAAATAAAACCGCGCATTATAGCAATAACAAAGAAAAAGGACAAACAAAAGAAAAAGAGGAAAAAGAAGATTTAGAAAAGGAGGAAAAAGAAGAAAAGGAGGAAAAAGAAGAAAAGGAGGAAAAGCAAGATTTAGAAAAGGATTATTGTTTTGTCGTGAAAAAAGTTAAAAAGGATAATATTACCCCGAATAATATAGGAGAAATCTTACTTTCACAGATTCCTGGAATAAGTTCAGTATCCGCTATTGCAATTATGGCAAAATTTAAAACGTTACCAAATTTAATTATACAACTTAAAGAAAACGAATCATGTTTGCAAAATATTACGTATATAAATTCAAAAAATCAAACCCGTAAAATAAATAAAACTATTGTTACCAATATCATTAAATTTTTGAAGTCGTAAATTATTTTATTATTTTATTGTATAGACGACGACTCTAATAAAATAATATGAACGAAGATTTATTAAAAGTAATTGGACTAGTCGTAGTTACGGCATTTATTATTTTTATGGTAGTAAAATCATTAAAACTCCAAAAAAATGTTTTAGAAGGATTAACGAATAATTCGGGCGGTTCGTCTGTTTCAGGAATCGCGGGAGCCGCAGCAAATTACGCAGCAGCAATTCAAGCTCAATCTGTTCAAATACAAGATGCTTTATTAATATCTAAATATAGATCGGATTATGAATCGGTTATTATAAATATGGATACGTATTTGAATTTATTAATTATGCAAGGATTTTTAAATTTAAATACTAATTCGTCTACCGCATCAACCAATTTAGATGCAATTAATAGCATCAATTCACTTTATTCCGCAAAACAAGCATTAAACGGATCAATGAAATTTATTGATGGATTGGTGTAGTTATACAGCCATAATTTTATTATTTTTCTTTTTTATGCTTTTTTAGATTTCTTATTCTTTTTAGATTTCTTATTCTTTTTAGATTTTTATTCTTTTTAGATTTCGTATATCCGGCAGAAGTTTCGTCGCCCATTTATTAAATCATCAAATATTACATTGTCCATTATATTATTATATTATATTATATTTATTATACACCTTTTTACATTTCAAACGCCGATAATTTAATATAAAATTGATTACTAAATTATGAAATAATAATAAACAACAAATAAAATGGAATTAAACGAACTTGTCTCGCAAGTTAAACAAAACA